CGCCCCCCCCGCCCCTCCCGGCTTCCGGGCGGGGGGGGGCGTCTCCCCCCCCGCCCCGACTGTGCGTAGTCGTTCTGCCCGCTCTTGGTTGATGCGCTCCCAGATGGCATTATTGTGGGTTTTCAGGGCCTCAGCGTCGGATATCATCTGCCCACCCACATGAACTCGCCAGCCCCTAGCCCCCTCCTGGCCATTGCCAATGAGGTCGATAGCGGTTATCGGCACCTTGATGCGCCTGCCCCAAATCTCCACCAAAACCACATCCCCAAGCCGGAAATCCGCGCCGGGCTCGTAGGCGCCGAGGCCGCGGCCGGTGATATCGCGTTCGAAGAATAGATTGCCGTCGACCCGTTTTTGGGCTGTGTCTACTGCGGTTTCGAGGTTGGAGGCTTTGCCGTTCATGTTGAGGGTGACATCGGCACGCACAAACCCAACATCGAAAGCGCCAGCGCCGGCGTCGGGTGGGCGGTAGATGTAGCCGTTGCGGAGCCGGCTCTCGGCAGGTTGCTCTTGTTGTTTGTCGGCGGGAATGGTGACGTCGAAAGCGCCGTAGGTGTAGGCGGGCATGTGGCGGCCTACGGTAAGGTCACCACCATCAGCAATGAGGATGACGTCGGTTTTTTCAGTCATGATCTCCTCCTATCTGCGACTGCTAGCCTTGGGTGACGCGAACGATCATGGTGGGTTGGGTGAGGAGTTTCACCCCTATGGGTTGGGGGTCGGATGGGAACCACAAATCGCAGGTGACGGTAATGCCGGCCTGGAGGGCTAGGGCACCTATGGAGTCCCAGAGGGACTGGTCGTCAGCGGTGTACACCAGGTGTGGGGATGGCAGCCCGGAGGATGCCGTCGACACCACGATCCGCTGCGCTTTCCCCCACAGCGAGAATCCGATCTCTAGGGAGTTGGCGATAACGGTGCGGATCACGGTTTCAGCGGGGCCTTCCATGGTTACCCCATCGGTGGCGGTGACCATGGGGTAGTGCATCAAATCACGAGGTGTTTTATACAGCTCCAGCTTGGTAGGGTCGCCCACCCAGTCGCGGGTAAACGTTTGAAAGCTACCTGTTCGAAGCGCTTGGGGATTTGACCAGGCCACGTGCCGATTCAGGATTGAGAGCAGGTCAGTACCGTTGATTTCCACGAGGGTTGGGGTGTGGAAGTTACCCCTGGCCACGGTGTGGGTGATCCGATACACCCTGCGGAAGCCTGGGCGCTCCACCATAATATAGCGGGTGGGCCCATCAGCCTCGATAAGCTGCCCGTTTTGGGCTGCACCGAAATCGGCAATCAGTTCATCCGCTAACGGGTGGACTGCCCCACTAGCGCCGTCTGCTACTTTGTGGAGGAACCTGCCCGATACCGGGGCACCCCGGGTGGCGGGCGCCGAGAACTCTATTGGTGGTGGGCAATCGAAAAGCGGTTCACAGTTCTCGTCTAGCAGCCCGATCCATTGCCCGAAATCTTCCGCCACCATAGCCCGGTGCCTAGCGTGCTGCCACCACTGTCCTATTGTCATCGCCATGGGTCAAGCACTCCTATCCGCCACTCCAGAAACGCCCCGGCCGGTAGGGCGTATTGCCTGCTTTGCCCCGGGGGGACACCTTCGGAAATGATTTGACCCCGGATACGACGCCAGAGATCATCATCCCGTACGCCTAGGCCATTGAGTACTTGGTGAGATCTCTGCGGGTCCAGGTACAGCCGGCGGATAGAATCCACGGCAGGCAGGGTGAATTCCGCCTTAGAGGGCAGTGTTACTTTCCCACCGGCACCTTCCCACACAATTTCCGGCCACATATACACCTGACCCGAATTCGTCACAGTGACGATCCCGGGTTTTCGGAATGGGGTCGTTTCCCAGTAGCCTGCATCAATAGCGAGCGGTATGGATAGCGCCCACACATCGGCCGTAGCATCATCGACCTCCAAATCAGATGGGGCGCCGTTAAGCCTCACTTGGGCGTGCATAGTGCCCATGGGTGACTCGATCTGGAGCGTGCCCAAAGGCGGGAGGACGGAGAAACCATGCCGGAACTCTGCCCAAATATCATGGGCATGCCGACCCTGCCCGGCGCGCACGAAAAGGTCGAGGGAACCTTCGATGGCTGGGAATCGAAGGCCCTCGATTGCTCTGCCTGGCACGCCAAGGGTTTCGATGCCGGTGGCTTCAGGCCGGCCAATCAGCTCTTTGATGCCGGCCCTGCGGATGCCCGCTATCCAGGTGCTGGATGAAAGCTCCCACGTTTTACCCGTAGGGGCGATGTACCGCACTAAATAGCGTCGGTCAATCATGGTGCCTCCTTTCTGTTAGATTCGGGCTCGCTCGTAGCGCACCGCATCAACTGCCGATAATTGCCCCACCTGCCCGGAACCTGTGGCGAGTGAGCGTTTCGTCACTGCGAGGAGTTCTGCCAGGGTGGCGTTGAGCTGCCGGAGTTCCCCAGTTTGTGCTACCTCGGTGGTTGTGGCGAGTGAGCGGAGGCGTTCTACTTCCGCGGCGGCGGCGAGTGCTTTCCGCACTTTTTCGTCGTCGGTTTTTTCGATCTCCTGTTTGAGTTTCGCGTATTCCAGCTCGGCGGTCAGTTTGTCTTTTTGCCGGAGGTATTCCACCGCCTTGGTGGCGCGGTCTAGCTCCAGGTTGAGGTTGTTTTGGTCGATCTGGCGTTGGATAGCGGTAAGTCGGTCTTCGGTTTGGCGTTGGGATTTTTCGATCCTGCCGCTGATACCGTACTGGAGTGCACCGATCGTGCTCTCCATGAACTGCTCGCCGAGCTTGGCGCCACCGGTGGCGGCTTCTACGCCATACTGTTGGGAGAGCACCCCACCACCGATGGTGAGGGCAGCACCGCCCGCAGATCCCAGAACCAGGGCGGCTTTTTCAGCCGTCCCTAGGTTCTTCCAAGCTTCCTTGACGGAGTCCTTGTTTTGGTGGAGGTCAATGCCGCCCTGCACCAGGTCTTTCAGGCCACCTAGCGCCATGCCGGCACCTGCTAGGGCGCCGAGGGGTCCGCCGACGGTGAAACCGGCAACCCCAGCAGCTGCGCCGGCCAAGAGTTTACCGATGCCGCCTACCAGCTTGGATACCCCACCGAAGCCTTTGGATGCGCCTTGGGCTTGGTTGGCAGTCATACCATACAGGCTGGCGGTTTGTTCGGCAAGGGCTGTGGTTTGGGCCCGCAGCAGCTGCGCTGCCGCGGTTTGTTTCAGCGTGGCTTCTAGCACCTCGTAGCGGGCTTCGGATTGGGCTTTTGCCGCTTCCAGGTCGTCGACTGCGGCTTGGGCCCGGGCGACTCGGATTCCCCATTCGGCGGCTTGGATTTCCTTGCTGTTTGCCACCACGGAGGCGGTCAGGTCTTCGACGGTGAATTTGCCGGTGCGGTAGAAGCGGTCGATGGCCCCTTTCATGGCTTCCACGCTGGTGGACCCCATGAGGGTGGACTGTTTACGGGCCTCGGCGAGGGCGGCTTCGGCTTGGGCGATGCTCACGATGCCGCGGGCACGGGTGCGCTCTATATCCCGCTCTCTGATCTGCAGCTCAGCCAACGCTTTCACCCTGGTGAGGGCGTTGGTTTGCTGCTGCATTTCCAGCTTGGAAACTTCTTGCCGGGTTTTATCGACAATGCCTGCGGCTTTCTCTATTTCAGAGAAGAAGCCGGCGATGTGGGCGATGCCTGCTGAGAGGGAGCCGCCGATTTTTTCGGCAATCTCGCTGGCTGCCTGGTAGCGGGATGCCGCCACGGTGCGTTCGGCAGCCTCTAGATCAGCGAGGGATTCAGCCTGGGCGGCACGGGCCGCTGTCAGTTTGTCCTCCGCTTTATTCACCTTTTCCTGGGCGGATTTGACAGCTTTGGCGTTTTTGTCGGTGGATTTTTCCAGGTTGTCGCCAATGTCTTCCCGCACCCGGGCGAGCCTCTTCTCAGCGTCGGCGATGCGATCGGCTTTGCCTTTCTTCCTGGCGTCAGCCAAGGATTTTTCGGCATCTTCAAGTTTTCGCCTATCGGCCTTGGATACCGCGGCGCCCTCTTTCTCGGTTTTCGCCAATTCCTTCTTAGCGTCGGCAAGTTCCTTTTCGGCTTTGCTGATGCTATCGGATTCGGTGGCGATCTTTTTCCGCAGCTCATACAGGCCTTTTTCGGCGTCTCTTACAACTTCGGCGGAGTCCAACCAGCCGCCTCCGAAATGGCGGCCTTCGGCTTGCACGACTACCCGAGCGTCTTCGGCATCGTGGGCGAGGATCTTTGCTGCGGTGGAGATTTCCCCAGCGGCTTTGTCGAATTTTTCGCCTGCTGCCATGAGGATTTTCGCCGCAGTGGCGTTCTGCTTACCGATCTCCGGCAAGGTTCGAGCGATGGTTGACTGGTGCTTCCACTGCTGGTTTGTGAGCACTAGCTCATCGGCGCCGGATTCGTTCCGTCCTCGGACGCCGGATGGCCACCTGCCGCCGGTGTCGAACTTCGGCCCGTACTGCACATACTTTTTGGCCTGGTCAAACAAGGCCTGGGCCTTGCCCCACGAAACGTTACCGCGGCCAGTTTTCACCCCATCCACCGAGGTGGATTCGATGTCATCCCCGAGCCGCAAGAAATCGGCGGGGTCGTAGTCTTTGCCGTTGATGGTGACGATCTGTCCGGCGATGAGCGGCAGGTAGGCGTGGTTGGTGTATTGGGGGTGGGAGGCTGGTGCCGCCCCACCGCCAATTTGGCCGTTACCGCGCCCGCCACCCATTTCGATGCTGACAGCTTGGCCGTCAGCGAAATGAATGGTGCCTGAGGTGTGCCCACCGGCGGGGCCGCCGCTGAGCCCGCCAATGGAAAACCTGGGGCCGCCGCCC